AGATTCTTCAGGTGATTCATTAGATGCAACTCTTAAAGTAGCAGTAAACGCAAAAGACTTAGGAACTGCTGGTGACCCTGGAACTGGTGGAACTAGTAATTCAGCAGGTGGTTTTCAAACTTTATTCAATACATCAAGTAGTTTCAATGACGGAATAGCAGATTTAAGTGGTGATAAAGTTTTACATTTTAGATGGTTATTAGACCCACACCCAGCTAAATCTGACGCATCAACGGTAAATTTTCACATAACAAACAACGGAACTTCTAATAGTTTTGTAGATATATTTTGTAGTGTTGCATCATTTGGTGGATTATGTTTACACGAGTCCATACCGGTTAACACACCAGACGGATACAAATTATTTAATGAATTAAGTGTTGGTGATATAGTTTATTCACATAATTTAAAAACAAATCAAATTGAAGAAACAGAAATCGGAACAATAGAATCACCGGTTCACGATAATCTATACAAAGTTAACGATTTAATCATAACAGACGACCACCCTATATTTAATGATGCCGGTGAATTACTTTCTATCAAACCAGAATTATCATTGAAAAACTATGATATCAAAACAAAAGAATTAAAAATTGGTGCTAAATTAAAAACAATAGACAATGGTGATTATGAAGTAAAGAATATTGAAAGATATGAAGGTGAACATTTAACCTACACATTATTAACGAAAAATTCAAACTTTTATGCAGGTGGTGTTCTAGCACATTCTGAGGTAAAAGCATCAATGGAAATAAACCCAAAATAAAATTGAATAAACAAAAACAAACTGATATTTATTAACATATGACTTGGATAGTAGTAAAACAATATTTTTTAACAGGTTCACAAGACCCTAGTTGGGCTACCAAACAACAATTTTGGAGTCAACTAAGTGGTTCTGGTGATACCCAAACTTTTTCGTATGAAAACGAAACAGACGCCTGGGAAAAAGCAATTGAACTACAAAACGAAGATTCGTCAGGTCGTAGATACAAAGCAGTAAAACTATAAAGGAGTTACAATGGCTGAAGAAACAAAACTAAAAAGTCAAATGAGTGAAGGTGATGCAGTAAAATTTACTGATGAAGAACTTCAATCATTACAAGGGTTACAAAATACTTACGCAAGTATTTCAACTCAATTTGGTCAATTAAAAGTTAGTAGAATGAATTTAGAAAGACAATTAAGTCTGAAGAAACTGATAACAACTAAAAAAATTAGTATCATATAACACTTTTGAGATTTTAAGCTGATATTTATTATTAGTTTTAATTTCAACCAATCGGAGAAAAATAATGGCAGAAAGAATCGTTAGCCCTGGTGTATTTACACGAGAAAAAGACCTATCTTTCTTACCACAAGGAATTTCTGAAATTGGTGCGGCGTTAATTGGGCCTACACAAAAAGGCCCTGCTTTTACACCGACACAAATCAGTAATTTTAGTGAGTTTGAAGAAATATTTGGAACTTTAGATTCTCGTTTTTATGTCCCTTACACGGCTAAACAATACTTAAAATCTGCTGGTTCAGTAACAATTGTTAGAGTCCTTGCAATTGGTGGTTATCAAGCTAACAACATTAACATTTTCGTTTCAGGTTCAACTGCAAGCACTGCAGAATCTTACCTACACGAAAAATTGTTGTCAGTTTTAGCACCAACAAGACTTGCAAAAGATGTAGTTGTGCTTTCAGGTTCACTAAAAACCATTGAAAATGTAACAGGTTCACTTAAATTAGCTGTAACTTCATCAACTGGTAATTTAGAGAAATCAATTTCTTTTAATACTTCCAGTGCACTTTACATTGATAAAGTTTTAACTAATGACCCACAAAACAATTCAGAACCGGTATATTTGTATAAAAACTTTAAATCATTTCACGGAGATTTAATCAACAAACTAACAGGTAGTTTTGCATCCGCTTCCCACGAAACAAATGGATTAAATTTGTCAACTGGAGCAACCGGATTCAATGATGACGGAACAGCGACTACTTGGACAGGTAATGCTAATTACCAGTATGCAAGAACACCTTTCATACAATCACAAACTATTGGTGGAACAAGGTCTAACTTGTTTAGAGTTTACACTCGTTCACACGGAAGTAATGTAAATCAACACTTCAAAATCAACATTTTAAATGTTCAAGATGCTGGTAGTGTTGCTGGTTCTGATTACGGAACTTTCTCATTACAAGTGCGTTCAGTAAACTTTAACAATGATTCAACAAGACCTGACAACGACACCGTAATGGAACAATTTGACAATTTATCATTTGACCCAAGTTCAACAAATTATTTCGCAAGAGTAATTGGTGATAGATTTGTAGAAATAGATTCAAATGGTAAACTAACTTTTTATGGTGATTATCCAAACAAAAGTAAACACATCAGAGTAGGAGATTTCAAAGAATTAGAAACTTTCCCAACTACTGTTGTTCCTTTTGGATTTAACAAAGTATATGTTCCTTTCCTTTCAACAGATATTGGAGCAACACAAATAGTAACTGCATCATTTAAATCAAACCAAAGTTCATCAGTAGCAGACTTTGACCAAAATACATTTTATGGGTTTGACTTTAGTAATCTTAACAATAGAGAATACTTATCACCAATCCCAGCAACTGCCGCACAAGGTAATAATGTAACAATGTCATTGGAAAATATGTTAGGTTCTGACGGAGCTTCAGCAGTAGCAACAACTTTTGCAGACCAAACAGAATTGATAACACTTTCTAATTCAGCAATAGAACAAAGAAAGTTTACAATTCCTTTCCAATGGGGATTTGACGGACAAAATCCAGCAGTTCATTATGCTGTTGGAACAGATATTGGAGACAACACACAAGGATTTGATTTATCAAGTTCTAGCACAAGTGGTTCAATAGTTTTCAAGAGAGCTATTAACGCAGTATCTAATCCAGATGAGTTTGATATCAATATGATGGTATTACCAGGTGTTATTCACGGAACACACACAAATGTTACTAATCACGCAATTGATAAAGTAGAAGATAGAGCAGATACTTTCCTTGTTCTTGACGCTGCGAAATACAATGATTCAGTAACTACTGTGATTGACAATGTAAAAGCATTAGATTCAAACTTCGTAGCAACTTATTACCCGTGGGTAAAAGTCATAGACGAAAACACAAACAGACCAACTTGGGTGCCACCTTCAGTTGTTTTACCTGGTGTCATTGCATTCAATGACGAGGTAGCCTTTGAATGGTTCGCTCCAGCAGGTCTAAATCGTGGTGGTTTAGCAGATGTTGTTGAAGCACAATCTAGACTAACTCATAGTGAGAGAGATAAGTTGTATGAAAATAGAGTTAACCCAATCGCTACTTTCCCTGGACAGGGTGTAGTGGTGTTTGGTCAGAAAACATTACAAGGAAAACCAAGTGCATTAGATAGAGTAAATGTAAGAAGATTGTTAATTTCATTAAAGAAATTTATCGCATCAACTTCTCGTTTCTTGGTATTTGAACAGAACACAACAGCAACAAGAAATCGTTTCTTAAATGTTGTTAATCCTTTCTTAGAAGATGTTCAGTCAAATAGTGGTCTAAGTGCATTTAGAGTGGTTATGGATGATACAAATAACACTCCTGACGAAATCGATAGAAATCGTTTAGTCGGACAGATATTTATTCAACCAACAAGAACAGCTGAGTTTATCGTATTAGACTTTGTAGTTCAACCAACAGGTGCTACATTCCCTGAATAATAGTTAATGACAGAAAAAAAGCCCCACTTTTTAGTGGGGTTTTTTTTTAATCTAAAAACTTTCAAAAAACTTTCAAAACATATTCAAATATATTTAATCATTTTTTTCATTTCGTTATATTTATTATTGAATATAAACACGGAGAATTTATAATGGCTGAACTATTAGACCCATCAGAAATTATGTTTACACCTTTTGAACCTAAAACACAGAATAGGTTCATTATGTATATTGAAGGTATACCAGCCTTCACAATCAAAGCAATGAATAGACCTTCTATTCAGTTTGATGAAGTGGTGTTAGAACACATAAATGTTAAAAGGTATGTAAAAGGTAAAGGTGCATGGCAACCATTAGAAATTACTTTGTATGACCCAGTAGTTCCATCAGCCGCTCAATCAGTAATGGAGTGGGTTAGAGAACACCACGAGTCAGTAACAGGTCGTCAAGGTTATTCTGATTTCTACAAAAGAGATATCACATTTAATCTATTAGGACCAGTTGGAGATATTGTTGAGGAGTGGACTTTAAAAGGAACTTACATTGAAGCTGCTAATTTTGGAGCTATGGATTATGCAACATCAGACCCAGTTGAGATTGCATTAACATTGAAATATGATTACGCAATCCTACAATTCTAAAGGATAAAAAATGGATTATACACCTAAATTTAGTAAAATTGTCAAAGTAACAGCAAAAGATTTTTATGCAACAGGTTCTGAAAAAGGAGCAAGTGGATTTTTTGTTTCTGGTTCAGGTGGAGCTGGTGATACCGTGTTGTCTACACCACACGGAGAAACAATAGCCGCTTCTGAATTTACTGAAAAAGAAGTTTACGAAATCGGTTTATCAAGAGTAAGTGGTAGTGGTGTTGTATATTTGTTATATCCAGACCCATCAAATATTAAAAATAATTAGGAGATAAAAAATGGGATTTAGTGAAATATTTAAAGATAAAAATGAATATAATGAAAAATCAATAATTGGTTTTATGTCTTTCGCAGTAATGACAATAACAAGTATTGTTGATATGGTTACTGGTGCATTCGGTAATGAATTAGTAATTCAAGAATTTATTTATAATTCATTTGTCGTTATCACATTAGGTTGTTTTGGTATCGCAGGTGCTGAAAAAATCTTTGGTGGTAAAAAATAATATAGTTATTTAAAAGGTTTTAAACAAAGGAGTAATAATGACACAAAATAAATTTCCTACGGAAATCATTGATTTACCGTCGAAGGGACATTTCTATCCAGAAGACAATCCATTGTCAAGTGGTAAAATAGAAATGAGATATATGACTGCACGAGATGAAGATATTCTTACATCTGCAAACTTAATTCAACAAGGAAAAGCATTAGACAAACTATTAGAATCATTAATCGTTGATAAAAAAGTTAATTACAACGATTTACTAGTTGGTGATAAAAACGCTGTGTTGGTTGGTGCAAGAGTATTGGCTTATGGTAAAAATTATGACTTTTCTTTCATTGATGAATATGGAGAACAAGTTAAAGGAACAGCAGACTTAACAAAATTAGTTCCACAAAAATATGATTTTTCAAAATATGAAAAAGGAATCAACTCGTTTTCGTTTACCCTACCGAAAACAGAAAGAATATTAACCTTTTCTATTCCAACACATAAAGACGAGCTAGAAATGGATATTGAAGTTGAAGCTATTAAAAAAGTATTCAAAGACGATACAGAAGCTATTAGTCGTGAAAATTCAACAAGATTAAAATACTTAATCAAATCAGTTGACGGAAAAACAGACAGAAAATCCATTAATGAATTTGTGGACAATGAATTTCTTTCAGTTGATTCAATTGAATTTAGAAAGTTTGTTGGAAACATAAGTCCTGATTTAGATTTCAGAATTGAAGTTAAAAATAGTAGAGGTGAACAGGAGAGAGTGGCAGTTCCTATGACTGCTCAGTTTTTTTGGCCTGACTCCCGACTATAAAAAAGATTTACACGAACAAATATTTCAAATCATCTTTTATGCAAAAGGTGGTTTCACTTTTGACGAGGTATATGATTTACCCGTCTATCTTCGTAGATTCTACTACAAACGCTTAGTTCAACAATACGAACAAGAAAAACAACAACAAGAACAAGCAATGAAAAAATCAAAAGGTGGATTTAAATAATAAAAATCTAAATTCTTGATATTTATTATTGAATAAATTAAAGGAATACAATGCCTAAATATAAAAACATAACAGAAAAAACTAAACAATCAATTCTTGATAAAATTTTTTATAATATAGCTCGTGGTCTTAGACCAGCTATTCTTACTAAAATGGCAAAAAAAGACCCAAGAGTAGCTAAAAATTTAAAAAATTTAGAAAAAGCAAGAAACGACTTTTATGATTCTTTAGAAGCTATGGAAAAAAAATACGGTAAATAAACCTTTAGTTATCAATCAATTTTTATTTAACAATCAATAATACAATATGGCAAACGGATTTAAAAAATCAGGACTTCAATTTCAAGGAGTTAAAAAAGGAGAGTATGAAATTGCTTTCAACGCGGCTAACGCAACAGAGTTTCGCAGTATAATCAAAGATGTAGAAGCCGGAACTCGAAGTGTTGATGATGCACAAAAAGCAGTTAATGAAAAGTTAGCAGGTGCAGTTAGTAAACAATTAGAGTTAAATAAAATGATTAAAGAAGAAGAAGACACACGAGGTGGTTTACTAAACAATTTCAAAAGAGCACTAGGTTTTAGTTTTCAACAAAACGATTTAACAAGAGTTCAAAAACAATTAACTGACGCAATAGAATCTAATGATGAAGAAAGAATTAAAAATGCTCAAGAATTAGTTAGTGAAACACAAAAACTGAATAAAGCACAAAAAGAAGCATTTAATGATTTCAAATCATTTTTTCCTGGTTTTGTTAACTTTTTAGAAAATATAGATAAAGCAAGAGGTATGTTCAATCAAATAGCTAAAAGAGTAGGAGTGGTTGGTGGTGGGATAGCCGCAGGTCTTTTGATTGGTTTAGCAGTTCTTGTAAATCTAGTAAAACAAGCCAACGCATTAAGTCAAGAATTTGGTGGTGGTTTAAAAGCAAACAGAGCAATAGCCGCACAATTAAAATTATCCAACATTAGAGCTAAATTCTTTGCATTATCAGCAGAACAAGTTAGAAGTTCATTTGATGCAATAGCCTCTACCTTTGGTGATGTAAGTGTAGCAAGTGCTAAATTTGCTGTAGATTTGGCAAGAGTATCAAGAGATACTGGTGTTTCTGCAGAAAATGTAGCAAACTTAGTATCGTTGTTTAATCCATTAACAAATGGTTCAAGACAATTATCATTAGATTTGATTGAGTCAGTTTCATCACTAGCAAGAGCACAAGGTGTAGCATCCGGTGTGTTGATTGATGAACTTGCTTCTAATGCTGATTTATTTGCATCATTTATTGGAAAAGGAGAACAAAACTTAATTAAAGCCGCTGCCGCTGCTAAAAAGGTTGGTGTTGAGTTTGGTTCTATTGTAGAATTAGGAGACGGATTATTAGACATCACGGAACGAATCAATAAAGAACAAACTTTATCCACAATACTTGGAAAACAAATAAGTTTAGAAAGATTCACTGCTTTAAATGCCGCAGGAGATACGGTAGCCGCTCAAGAAGAATTAGCCAGATTATTAAGAAATACTGCTGACTTATCACCACAATTAAGAAGAATATTTGCAAGTGAATTAGGATTAGGTGTAGCCGATATACAAAGATTAACCGGATTAAGAGGTGGAATGCCAATGGCAGGTGGTGGTGGAACTGCTGGTATGTCTGCTTATGAAAAAGAAACTATATCAATTTATAAAAGAATTGAAAAAAATACTAAACAAACTGCGGAAAACATATAGGAATAAATTATGGCATTAGTAGACTTAAAATCAAAATTAAATCAGTTTCGTGGTGAAAACAATCCTAATAACCCTTATCAAAAAAGTGGTAAAAGAGATACTGATTTAGAAAGTAATGTTGATATCAATACAAATCCAGATAGAGAACAACTTTCTGATACCGTAAGTGATGAAAATAGAAACAATATACCAGTTTCGTCAGGATTAAATACACTTTTAAAAGGACTAAAAAAATTTGGTATTTTAGATATTCCGATTGAAAGTAAATATGAAAACACCATTAAGTCAGATGCTATTTTTTATGGTCGTCCTTTTTTAAATCAATTAAATAATATCAACAAAGGTTTTCAATCAATAAAAAAATCAATAAAAAACTTTTCTGATGACCCTTTTAAATCAATTGAAGATTTATCCAACATAGACCAAGAGCAAAAATTAAGAGAATATCGTTCTAAAGCCTATGGTAAATTTAGAAACTATGGTAATCAAGGAAAAGATATTATTAGTAGAGGTTCTGAACACA